AATGCAGCAATCTTACCAGCAATAACTGGATCAGATACATCCTGACCTCGAATCATGAAGTTCTTTAATGCATTAGCTTCTTCAGCAGGAAGCTGAGACATTAAATTATTAACTTGTCTGTTTTTAAGGATGTTACGACCTACATCGTAGCCACCTTTACCCAGAGTAGCAACAGCTAATAAACTTTGTGCAAAAGGATCTCCACCAGCAGCCAGCTCATCAAAAGTAGTTGCACCTGTTTGAAGACCAGTCAAAACTTTACCAAAACCTAAAGAACTTCCTAGTCCTTTACTTACACCAAATAAAGCTTGTGTTCCTTTATCGTTAGAAGCAACCTCTAATCCGGGTGTTAGTTGTGCTCCAAATAACGGAAGATTTTGACCAGTAAAGTAATTACCAGCCATGCGAGCCAAATCAGGAATAGCTGTGACAGTTTGTGCAATACCTTTAGCAAAACCACCACCAAGAGCACCTACTGGACCACTCATAATCATCAATTGATTCTGAATAGCACCTATTTCAGCTTTTAACTTACTTGCTTTAGCTACATCTTTAGGGTCTTTGCTATCATAGATAGGACGTAATTCACGAGCTTTAGCTTGTAACTTAGCCGATAAATCTGCTCCGGCTTGTTCGTTTGTCATAGTTTGAGCCATGTCTACCTTTATTGTTTAGGTACTTTAATAGTTCCGTTACTAATGCCTTGTTGAATTTCAGCATCAGTAGCATCTTCCCATCCTTTTTTAGCACGAACTGCACTAAAGATCGCATTTGGAGAAAGTTTGGGAGCAGCAGTAGTCTTTGTAGAACCGCCAGTCAATGAATTAATGTAAGCCTCATTACCTGCTTTTACACGATTCTTGGTCTTCTCTAATAACTCTAAAGCTTTATTCATGCCTTCATTGCTGTTCTGAGCTAAGTAACCCTTAATCTGTCTTTCAGCACGTAATGCGTCATCTTTAGCTTGTACACCTTTAGCAGCATTCAACACTTCGTTGATTTGTCCTGTTAAAAAGGATTCAATCTCTTGTTGTTTTAGTGCATTCTCACTAGGAGAACCAACTGCAGCACTAGCTTTAGCAGACAAGTTAACTAAAGGACCATATTGAACTTCACCTTTTTTCAACATATCTCTGTAATTACTAATTTCAGCCGTACCTGATTCAATCATTGTATTTGCTTCAATTGCTGCAGCTACTTTTTCTTTATTACCAGCAGATAAACCTTTTTCAACTAACTCTAAATCAGCAGCATTACGAGTTTGTTGGAATTTTGATAAAGACTCAGGTGTGTATTTACCAGAAGCAATAAGAGCATTTAGATTCTCACCAGTCTTGTGATAGATAGTGGCTTGGTCTAACTTCATCTTTTGAGCAGCAGCTACGGCTTGTTGTGCTTGCTGCGGATACTTACCAGCAATAGCTTGTGCAAGTTGCTCTAAACCTTGTGGAGTCGTGATGTCAAACTGACTAGCAATCTGTTTTAACTCTGTAGCTTGAGCAAGCATAGGATCTTGAAGACCTAATAATCCACCAGCAGCACGACCTAAACCAGCAGCACCTTGATATATACTTGCATTTGCTCGTTGCATTGGAGTCATCTGAGCATATGCTGCAGCATTTTCCATATCAGCTTGACGCTGTTGTGCTTGTAATACTGCTGGATCTGCTCCGAACAAACCGCCTACAATTGAATTAGCCATAATTAAAAGAATCCCATATCTTGAGCTGCTAACATACTTGTTTGTTGTGAACCAGCATTAGTTCCATAACGTGACGCAGTGGATGGATTACCCATCATATTATCAAACCAGCCACCAACACTACCAAAACCGCCACCACCCATTCCTCCAATAGCTTGACCAGAACCACTAAGTGCAGTACCTAGTGGACTGTAGCCTTGATATTGTGCATAAGCATTTGCAGCAGCAGCTTGTGGTTGCATATACAGTTGACCTGCGTTAACGTTTGCATTAGATTGACTTGTAGCAAGATTTTGACCTAGTGTAAAAGGTTGCTGACCATAACTTTCAATTGTATTTGCAAGACCTAATTGAGTAGTCAATGGGCTATATCCAGCCGAAGTTAGTGCTGGGACTTGACCTAATAAAGTTCCTCCTGAACCAAACAAACCAGCACCAAACTGAGCACGTTGTTGACCATAAAGATCAGCTTTGGCAGCTATATCAGCATCCTGTTTTGCTTTAGCATTATACAGTGCTTGCATTTCTGGGTTTGTAGCAAGTAAACCGGGACTGCCTACACCATTGTATCCTGCAGAAGTTCCACCAACAGCTAAACCAGTGCGTCCTGTCTGGAATTGTTGATTTCGTACACCAGAGAGTGCTTGTTCATATCCGGGAGCCAACAAATTACGTTGTTGAGTCATGTAGTCTTGAGCTGCTTGCTCAGGAGACGTTGCAAGATACTTTTGCCCAAGATTGAACAAACTAGATGCTCCGCCATATAAAGGCTGTGCTGCTTGACCTACTTGTGTTGGATCATATTGACCTGCATTTCCAATAACTCTATTTTGAATAGCTTGTAACTCAGGAGATAATGAGTATCCTGCTGAAGTAAGCTGCCCTTCAGGACCCATTGTAAAATTAGACTGACCTAAATTAGTCTTGATTCCAATAGGATTGAATTGTGCTCGACCATAAGAAAGGTTAGCAGCATTGCGTAATGATTCTGCTTGTCCTTTAGCAGCGTCTGCAGCTTTTCCACCAGAAATTAAACCGCCTACAGTACCGAGTACTGAACCGACTACATTACCCATTATAGACTCCTACTATATATGTGATACATCTTTTTATCCTGACCTAATAAAGGTTGTTTAAATTCAAAACCAATTGTTTTACCAAACTTTGCTAGTTTTTTATCATCTTCATGCACAAGTGCCACAAGCGGAATAGAAACTAAATGTTGTAACAAATTCAAATCTTCTAAATATTTTATTTTTACTTCTAATGTCCATTTACGAACATCAGTGTGAAACCACAACATACCTTCATGTAACTCTAAGTACATTGTGTAGTCTATTTTATTGACTACTGGTACTTTTATCATGCCTTCATAATGTATGCAAGAGCATAGTATGGAGGTAAGTTTTGGTTTGTTCCATCTGAACCTGCAGAAGCTACTGTAGTGGCTGCTGTAATGGTTGCTGTAGATGAGTTAGTACCACTTGTAGTAACATAAGTAACACCGGTATTTGTGCCTGTCCAACCAGAGCCTCCAGAACCACCTAAACCTGTTATTGATGAACCGCCACTAATAGATAATGTATGTGAGTGTCCTGAATCTGTTGCTGTTGTTGTTGCTGTATGAGTGTGGCTTACATTAATAGCGTCTTTTGTACCACCAGTCTGTGTATAAGACGCAGTAATGTTAGTTTTAGCTACACCTCCACTATCTGCAGAAGCACCAATAACAAACTTATCACGTAAATCAGGAGTACTATTTGAGCCATTACATAAATACCATCCACTAGGAATAGTTGCAATAGTTCCTGACCACAAACTAATAATACCGCTTGGTATTCCGTTTGCTAAAACAAATGCACACGTTGCAATCTGAGTAGTATTAGAACCAGTAGTTGCAGTAGGAGCAGTAGGTGTGCCTAATAAAGCAGGACTAGATACGTCAGCTTTAGATGCAATAGCTGAAGAGATAGCTGTAAACTCAGTATCTAACTCAGTTCCTTTAACAATCTTTCCTGCATTACCTGTAGGAAGAGTATCCTTAGTTGTAAAATTAGTTGATTTTGAATAATCAGACATTATATATTCTTTCCTGTTTTAATAGCTACGTCTACTTTTTGAACAGACAACGGAGATCCATTAATATCTGATTCAAATCCAATTTGTAATACTTTTCCTGATCCTGAAGCATTAAACTTTAATGTATCTAAAGCAATACCATTAGCATATTCTGCTATTCCGTATTCTCCAATTCCATACTCAGCTACAGTAACAGGCTTTAAAGCAAGAGTGCTGCTGTTATAGTTGTTGGTGTAGTCAAAGCCCCACTTAATAGAAATAACTTGATTGCTTCCACCAATAACAACTAAACCTAATTTTTTAAGAATCTTAATAGATGTAGGCTGATCAAAATCAAAATAGTTAGTATAATATGACCAACGATAGCTTGCTGTGTTGTCTTGATATCCAGTATAGTTACCAATGTATCCTAACTGTCCTAAATATAGTTTTCTATCTTCTGTTACATGAAACGCTGTAGGATTAATACTCTTCCATATTGTTGTTCTTGCTGCACCATTTTCTAATACACCACGAGTATCAAAACAATAAGTAAAACCTACTGAAGGTAAAGACAATAGATAAAAAGCATCAGTAGCAAAATAAACTGCTTTAATATTTTTTAAAGTTTCTGTAGCTACGTTAGCAATAAGATCATCACGTACATTCTTAGACACATCACGTAAAGGCATTGACTTTTCTTGAATCAAACGACCAAGAGACTGTACACCGGTTTCCGACAAGAACATAATATCTGAACCAAATACGGAAACTACTGAATCACGAGCAATACAACCAACACCTTTAATAACATCTTGCAATGTCATTGTTGCTGGATCTTTAGGATTAGAATAAATTAAAATACTGCGATGGCACATAATAATTAAAAAACCATTATGTGCTGCTAATGCTACAATGCCGTCACCAGTAGGAATTACAGTACTAATGTCTAAATAACCTGAAGTGCCTGTAGTAAAGTTAGATGGATCTTGTAAGTCACTAAAGTAAACAGTTTGTTGATCAGTCGAGATATTAGCAGTCCATAAACGACCATATGCTGTCATAGCACAGTTTGGTGTAAAGGTAGTTACAGAATATCCTGTTGGAAGAGTTCCGATATCACCAATACGTTGAAATCCATAAGAACCTGTGTGGTTATGTGACGAGTTACCTACTTTATGATAAACCAATGCTGGATGTCCTGCTTGGACAAATACAGCATGAGCAGAAGTGTTACCGCCATGATTATAAGGCATTGGAGCAATCTGCCAATTATCGTCAGTAACAGTATAAGCTGTAGTTCCTGTACCAGCAGCGTCTACTACTGTTCCATTAATTGCAGCAGTTAGTGTAGTTGTACCAGTATATACTTTATTTCCTGCACAAGTAAAAACCACATTGCCATCAGACTTAACAAGTTCAAATACTGTTCTAACTGCTGGACTAGATGTGATAGCAGTTGTATTTACTTTGGTCCAGCCCTTACGAGCACCAATACGACCATATTTATCAATGACACAGTTAAAAGCTTCTAATGCATACCCACTTGTGAGCTGCACTGAAGCATCTTGAATATCAAGACCAGAGAACCCCGGAGCTTGTATCGAGCCTGTTAATAGAGCCTCCGCCATTAGGCTGTCCACTCAGCTTCTTCAAGATAACGACCACTCTCAAGAGCAATAGCGTCACCTAAAGAAGATCTATACATAGCATATGCTTCATTAGAAGCAATACCGCCATCTTCACCACGCTCACCCATTGCACGAGCTAAAGCGTTAAATATAACTGGCTCAGAAGGAATTAATAAAGTATCTGAGTTAGCTGATAATGGTGGCTGTGGTTTAATAACGTTAAAACGAAGATTATAAACACCATTAGGAATAGGATACAAATCTACTTGGGTATCTCCGTTAGAATCTGTACCATTAAAGTTATAGTATCTTGGCTGATCTTTTTGAGCTGTTTGTATCAGAAACAACTTATTCATTTGGTCAGTTGTTTGTAATTCAAGCATATAATCGTTAGTATCATTAATAACATCAATGACACGAAAACGCTGACCAGAACCGACTAATACATAGTTAAATATATCTGCACCAGTTGTAGCAGATAAAGTATCTGATAATGCATTCCAGTTATAAGCGTCTTCACATTGACGCTTTGCATCATTAACAAATTTACCAATAAGCTTTGAATAAGCATTGTCTGATACAGAAGAGACCTCGTTTTCACGAAGTCTAATCAGTACATCATTTACAAGTTGTAAGTAGGTCGGAGATGCCATGGTGTCCTTATTTTAACACATTTTAGACTAAATGTCAAGGTTTTTATATATTTAAGAGTATACTCTTGTGCCTGATTTATCGATAATCAAAGCTTGTTTTCTTGGTTTGTCAGTAGTTGTATTAGGAACGCTTATATGGGTCCATGAGTCAAACTCTCTGATTATCTGGTCATATCCTATATCAGAAGACATAATAGCCTTCACAACCTCATCTGGAGTCATTCCGGGAATTCTAATGTCAGCAGCACATCCAATACGATGCTGACTAGTATCTTTGGATCCAACAGAATCATTAACCTGTTTAGACCTAAAACCAGAATTAATCATTACAGGTTTACCACCTAAGACTGTCTTAACTTGCTCAAGCAAAGCTGCCAATCTCATTAGATTAGCTAACTCACTAGCTTTAGGAGTATTGTCAAACTCTCTATGAGAAGTAGCAGTTAACTCTTCAAGGGTAAAGTGTTCACTTAAGTTCATTTAGATTTATTCCTTAGTTCTGTAACCTTCTCAAGGGTGCGTGATCCAAAATATGCACCGAAAACGAGCATACCCCAGTTTCC